CGCGATGACCACGCGCGGGATGAAAGAAGCCGAGATGGCCGAGATCGCCGGCCTGATCGAGTCCGGTCTGCGCGTCAAGCGCGCCCCGGCCGCCACCAAGGAGTAAGCATGGCCAACCTTTCCGGCTTCGACGCCAGCCAAGTCCCCGAGCAGCAGGAGTTCAGCGCGCTGCCCGAGGGTTCCTACGTCGTCATTGCGACGGCGTCCGAGATGAAGCCCACCAAGGCGGGCACGGGCGAGTTCCTGCAGATCACCTGGGAGGTGCTTGACGGTCCGTTCAAGGGCCGCAAGCTCTGGTCCCGGCTGAACCTGCGCAACCCGAACAGCACCGCTGTCGACATCGCCCAGCGCGAGCTCGGCGCGATTTGCCGGGCCGTCGGGGTGATCAAGCCGAACGACTCGGCCGAGCTCCACAACAAGCCGCTGCTGGCCAGTGTGATCGTCGAG